TGGGTTCCTTGTCTGTTTTGAAAACCGTCCCGTTGGAAGACGAGCAATTCGCCGGGAGCGGATAACACCTGACGGAAAAAGCGTCCGTCACGGCGGCCTGCCCGGCGGCGTACAGGCGGTTGACGCCGGATTCATTGGTCGGCGCCCCCACGGCCAGCGGGATGTTGACGCCTCCGTTGGCGTTGACGGCGCTTGAAAACATGGCCGCCCCCGCGCAGTTGAAGCTGGCGCCCTGGGAAATATTCAGGATGCCGGATTCTACCATGAATGTCCCGCGCAGCCAGCCGCCCGATTGGAGATCAACGGACTGGTAAAACCGGGTGATGCCGTAAATCTGATTACAAGTCCCCGCGCTAACGGTTCCATCCGGCCTCCCGGCGATCAATGGCCCGTTGATGGCAGCCGATTCAGCGGTCAGGGCCCCACCAATGTCCACATCGCCAACGTTGGATCCCAGGGTTCCCGGATCTCCCTTTTCCCCTGGCGGCCCCTGGGGTCCTTCCGGGCCGCGTTCCCCGGTTTCCCCTTGCGGCCCCTGGGGTCCTTCCGGGCCGCGTTCCCCGGTTCCCCCTTGTGGTCCCTGAGGTCCTTCCGGGCCGCGTTCCCCGGTTTCCCCTGGCGGCCCCTGGGGTCCTTCCGGGCCGCGTTCCCCGGTTTCCCCTTGTGGTCCCTGAGGTCCTTCCGGGCCGCGTTCCCCGGTTTCCCCTTGCAGCCCTTGGGGCCCTTCCGGACCGCGTTCCCCGGTTTCCCCTTGCAGCCCTTGGGGCCCTTCCGGACCGCGTTCCCCGGTTTCCCCTTGGGGGCCACGGGGGCCTTGTGCCAAAATAATTTCCACCCGGCCCGTTTCCGCACCGGGCAGGGTGGCCGTTACGTACCATTCTGCACGCTGTTGCGGATCCGCCGGCGTGACACGTTGGGCAATATCTATTTCCCCCTTCAGGAGCGGCATTTCCGCACCTCCTGGGAAGGTCAGGAACACGTCATAAAAAGCCCAGCCGGCGGAAAGTCCGGGAAAATTGATGGCAACAATATTTTCGGGATTGACGGCGCTGCAATCCAGCAGCCGGACACAGGCGCCGGACATAGCAACGGCGGCGCGGACCGTGCAACCGGCCAGATCCACTTCCTCCGGTGGATCAAGCGTCAAAACCAGCTCCCCCGGAACATGTGCCGTGGCGGAAAAATTGAATGTAGCGGGCTCTTGCATATAACTATATCCCCACCGTCTCTTTTGCCCTTACTCCGACATGACGAGCTGGCCGGGCTTCCAGGTTTCAAGAATCCTTTGTATGTCCTTCAACGTCAATGTTTGCTTTTCCGTTGCCGACAGGAGCGAGGATGACAGGCCCAGGCTCTTTCCGCCGTTGCCTACTTCAACGCCGCTTTGTTTGATAATGTCATTCAGGCCGGGGCCGTCTCCCAGGGATTTCTGCCTGGTCTGGATTCGTTCAAGCGCTACGTCGCGCCGGGCCATTTCAGCGGCGTCCTTTTCATCCATGCCGGCGGCCTGGTAGCTTTTCGTTTTTTCCCGCAGGGCTATTTCATCCCGGATCTTTTGCGCCCGTTGATCAAGCCCCGCTATTTCCGCGGCCATTAACTCCTGATTCCGGCGCGCCCCGGATTCCATTTTTTCATAATCCTTCCTGGCGTCAGACAGTTCTGCATATTTTTTCCTCAAATCGTCCAGGGCCTTAATTTGATTCATCACGGCATCCGTAGGTTCCTGCCGGGACAATTCGGCAATGCGGGACGTGATGCCGGCCATGCCGGGCTCGGAACCCATGCCGCGGGCTTCCCGGTCCAGCCATTCCCCGCGTTCCCGGAGGCTTTTTTTCTTATAGGCGCGGTCAGATTCACTTTTCATCCAGGAGGCTTCCAGTTCCCGGAGTTTCTTCCGGTTCTGCTCCGCTTCCCTTTCCGCCTTTTCCCGTTCCTTGGCGAGTTCTGCTAGGCGTTTTTCCGCGGCGGCCTGTTCCCGGATCCGGGCCAGGGCTTCTTCACGGGACGATTGATAAAGGGTGTAAAGATCCGTCAGGCTCCCCACCACGGCGGCCTGATCCTTCCATTCCTCCGATTCTTCGCCGGCGGTCTTGGCGACATATTCCAGTTCTTCTTCCGCGCGGCGCAAATTGTTCAAGATCCTGTTCCCCACGGCGTCCACATCCGTTTCCGTGTTGGCATTTTTCATGCCTTCTTCATACGCCCTCCACTCATTATCAAGAAATTGTCCTTTTCTCACGCGATCGCCCGCACGGGTGCGGGCTTCCTGGTCATGCTCCCCGCCGGCGGGGGCTGCTGGCGCTCCGGAAAGCTGCCGGTAAATGTAAGAGATCCCTTCACCAATCGCCACCACGGCCAAACCTACCCCCGTTGAAATAATGGCGCCCTTGATGGCGACCATGGCCGCGCGGACGGATGCCGCGATTCCCGCCGCTGCGGCGCGGACCACGCCCGCCGCCGTGGCGGCGCCCGTCCGGATGGCATTCCACAATCCCGCCCAACTGCCTTTGGCGAGCAATACCCAGGAGGACATGGACGTCAGGCTGCCCTTTGTCTGCGCCATGGCGGCCACCATTTGAGAACGGGACGTGAGAAAAGCCGCTCCAATCCCAAGAACAGCTGTAGAGACATGATCCGCATTGTCCGCAATGAGGGCCAGGGCGGGCCCTACCGCCTCGCCTAACGCCATGGCGGCATCAGCGGCCCGGAACAGGAGATCCCCCGCTTTTTGCCCCCATTCCGCGGCGCCGTCCCCCCATTCCACCAGTCGGGCGTCCACTTGCTCCAAAAGGGCGCTTAACGGCCCCAGCAAGCCGGCGCCAAAATTTTCCTGCAGGTTGCCCCAGGCGTTTTCCGCCCGTTTCAGCAATCCTTCCCAGCTTTCCCCCACTTCCTTTTCCGCGTCTTTCAGGGGGCCGTCTTCCTTGGCAAGTTCCCGGATGGCGGCGGCCACGTCGTCAAATCCAATCCCGGCTTTCAGTTTCTCCTGAAGGGCATAGCCGGACAGGCCGGACGTTTTTTCCATGGCTCCCATCAGATCCACCTGGGCGGCGTTGAATGCCTCCATGATTTCAGAATTAAAACCTTTCAGCCCCCCGGAACCCTTGACCATGGCGGCCACCAGGGCATTCATTTTGCTTTGGTCCCCCTGGGCGATCGTGGCAAGTTGACGGACCAGATCAGGCGCGAAACTTTCGGAAATGCCGCCGCGGATTAACTGGGCGGCGTTTTTGAACATTTCCGTGGGGGTATATTGGGAGGTCAGGGCCCATTCGTTGATGGTTTCAAGGATGCGCTTTGCTTCATCCGCGCTTCCCGTCAGGCCCGTCAATTCCCGTTCCACGCGTTGGATGGCCGCAGACGGCGCGACAAAATCAAAAGCCTTTTGAACAGCTCCGTCAATAGCGGCAAAGGCCGTGGAAACCATGTCTTTCACGCCGGAAAACGCAAGGCCAAGCTGCGCTGTTTTAGCCGTGGTGGAATTCACCAGGGAATCCACGGATTTCTGAATTTCCGTCAATGCCTGCTTGAATTCAGCGGCATCCGCTCCCAGCGTCACAGTTACGTCAGACATTGCTTCAAACGGTTAAAATCCCATGAATCGCTCTACCCGGTCCAGGGTGGAACGGGAACAGTTTTTGGAAAACAGGGCATGGCGGGCGCCGGATTGCACAAGCACCATGACTTCCCGCTTTTTCACTTCATCCACCAGCCTCCGTTTGTTATGAAAGCCCGTGATGATATAGGCCAGAGGATCAAGGTTGTTCGGATCGTTCAGCCAGTTCCAGTCTTCCCAGCGCGCAAGCACTTCTCCCATGGTGTATTTCCCATCCCGGCTGCGTTTCCCAAACCACCAGGTGACAGCCCCGCCGGGCCCGGCGATCCCTTCGCCAATCACGCGGGAAAAACCCGGCGTGTTGTTCAGGAGGGGGAACCCCAATGTGATCAGGCACGCGGCAAGTTCCGTGTTGCGCGTGCTGTCAAAATCTTCCGGCGTCAGGATGGCGCCGCCGTCTTCGTTTTTTTTATCCGGCATAATATTGATAATTTGTTAAAATTGAATGAATAATTCGTAACTGCACTTATAAACCATGAACGTTTCCGATGTGCCGGAAAGCGCGGGGGTTGATGACGCCCCCAGGACTGCCCAGGCGGCGGGCGCGTCCTGGCCGTTCCGGCGTCCGGCAAGCGCGGCCATGACTTCCGCGCAGGCGCGGGAAAAGGCAGTTACGTCCAGCACCAGGGCGGCGGGCTCCGCTTCCGCGTACCGTTGCCGGTACATGATTTCACCGGAAATTTGGTAGGTGAAATTTCCGGAAATGATTTCCTCCGCGCCTGTTACATTCACCAGAAGGGCCTTGTCCCCTTCCTTCTCGCCGTCCGTTGGTTCCCAGACAGGCACGCCGGCGAATTCCGGGCGTTCCTGAAGCGCCTCCGCAATAATTTGTGCAACAATTTCGGTATTCATGGTTTATTTGCCGTAGATGTCTTCGTCCCAGCCGTCCGGACCGGAAAGCATGTAGGAATCCGTCACTTGCCATTCCTTCCCGGATCCTTCCACGGACGTCCCCATACACAGCCAGTTGAATTTTCCGGACGGGGATTCAAACGGGCCCGGCGGCGCGGCAATCGTGCATGCTTTCTGATAATTGATCGTTCCGGGATCCGTTACTTTGTAACGGGCTTGCAGCACAATTTGCGGGCTGTAAAAGCTCGTGACGCCCTTTTTTATCTTTTCAATCAATTTACTGTTATCATCCCCAAGAATGCTTCTGATGGTTTTTTGCTGCAATGGCTGCCCGTCTTTTGTTACGTCCACCAAAGACCCCATGCAGCCCCCGTTCACCAGCCTTTTCAGGGCGTCCAGCGTTTCCCCGGAATAGCTTTCCGCAAGGGTGTGCGTTAAAATGGGCTGCGGCACGCAGGTCACGGAAAGGGAATACTGCGGGCTTTCACGGGTGCTTCCCGGCATTTCAAATTCTTCCTCTTCCTTCCCGTCCATGGCCTGGCGGCGCACCCGGCATTCCGCAAAATCCCCGGCTTTCCGGGTAACGGTGGCTGTGATATTCCACAAATCCCCGCCGGCGGCTGATTGGCGGTCCGCATAGGCGCACATTTCAGCCCAGGTTCCTTCCCAGGTTTCTTCCGTATAGCCCCCGGAGACAGGCTCCCCTTTCCCTTTATTGACTACGCAATAACTGCGCTGTACTTGTTCAATCGCCATAAGTAGCTAAAAATGAATTGTCCTGTTCGATGATTTCAGCAATCCGGGAACGCATGGCACGTTGTTTTGCCCGGTCCGCATAGGCCCAGCGGGTAGCATTGCCTTCCTGGACTAGCCACGCATGGACGTATTGGAGCAGGATTTTCAACGGCATGTGCTTGATATAGTATTCCGTCCAGCCGGTCGCGCGGGCCATGATCATAATCAATCCCGCCCACCCGTCCGGCTCCGCTAGTTTTTTGAGGGCGCCCCGTCCGGATCCTTGATCCCCTCCGCCTGGGCAGACATGATCGCGTTCATTTCGCGCGTCATGCCCGCCACAATTTCCCCCAGCGCGCCAAACCCCACTTTTCCGGCAAAGGCCAGGACGGCCCGGCGGATGGCTGCCGCATCGTCAAAACCGCCGCCGGCCACCAGCCGCACCACGTCTTCTTCCGGCGCCGCGTGGATCCAGACAAATTCCGCCAGGGCGTACATGCTCATTTTTTCCGGAGGATTTTCCGCAGGCTCCGCGCCGTCTTCCAACAATGGACCTTCCCGGCGGCGGTTCAGTTGCGTCAGGCAGGAGTTATTCAGGAGTTCCAGCATAGCCATGCTTGACAGGCTGACAGGCCGGACTTTCAGGCCGTTCACTTCCGACTGGGGCAGATCGCCGGAAAGAATGGATGTGGTATTGGTTATTTCACGCATATAACTATATCCCCTCTTTCTCTTTCAGCTTCCCTTCCAGCACGGCTTCCATGATCCGCGCGCACGCTTCCCGGATCGTCCCTCCGTCACGCTCCACAATAGGGTGATAAAACGCCATTTGCCCGCAATGCACCGCGCACACGCCGCCGCGCGCCAGGCGGGCGATTTCCTCCAGATCGCGCGGATCACACGTCCGAACGCCAATCAGACGCCGCCCGCCCCGGAACTCCAGCACGTCCACCCCGGCGGACCCGTACAGGTATAACAGAATTTTTGAAATGGTTTCATCTTCCGGATATTCCTG